ATAAACAATAACGCAAATAATGTAATCAGTAATCTCATAGTAAAATTGCTCCTATAACAAATCCTTTAGCAAATGAAATGACAACTACTTGATAGTCAGTCCATCCAAACTTATCTTGACATTTTTTAATAATGTTCTTGTCCCATTCGACTAATTTGTCGAATCCTGCTTTAACTTTTTTCATTGTTCTATAATAGGGGTGTATTATTTAGTTTCTACATCATATTCAATGGTGATTTTTTTAGAAGATCTACCAACACTATTAAGTGTATTAGTTCTTTCACAAGTACCACCAAGTAAAGATGCAATTTGTAAACACTCGGATATTAATTCACCCTTATCCATAAGAGTGAACCTATCTTCTTCACTTGTCACCTTTAACATCCTCCCGAATAGTTTGATGTAGTCTTTCAAGTGCTTTAGTTACTTCAGGAGTTTCTTCCCACTCCCATGTTTCTTCACGTCCTTTCTTATCAATCTTCTTAAATTGTTTAGTTGTCATCATCATTACTCCGTAATTCTACATTTAAAAGATAAAACCACACTACACCCAATACTATTATAGCAAATAGTCTAATAGATTCGGGTGAAGTGTCAATCATTTAGAAATCATTATCAGGGTCATATTTAAACCATGATGCTTGTACCCAAGTAAGGGCAACACCAACGACAAGCAATCCAATTATTCCAATTAAATCACGTGTCATTAGCTTCCTCCTTCTCCTTTTGTTTGATTTTCTTCCTTATCATCTTAGCGTAATATACATCTTGTTTAGTATACCAGTCTGGGTGTTTTTTTGCAAGTTTGATAATCTTCTTAGCCGCCTTCTTGTCCTTCATTAATAAATACCTGTTCTCCTTTGCCTTTAAAATAGGTATTTATAACGTCGATTTGATCTTGGTATTTAGCGATCATATTAATCTCTTGTTCAATTGCTTCAACTACATTAGAATGCTCACCAATACCAGCAGGATTAGTAAGATAAATTTCTACGTTAGCTCTATGTTTAGCAATATCACCTTGAGCGTGTGCTAATAATGCATTAATTAATTGTTTTCTCATAATATGTTTTCCTCTTCTCCTAATTGTATAGTAACATCTGATGTAGGATATGCAACACAGGTTAATACATAACCTTGTTCCATTTGTTCGTCATCCAAGAATGATTGTTCTTCTTGATTCACAGTACCTTCTATAATTTTACCAGCACATGTAGAACATGCACCAGCACGACAAGAGTAAGGAGCATCAGCACCTGCCTCTTCTGCTTTATCTAAAATAAACTCATCATCTGGACAATCAAAAGTAGTTTTAGCTCCTTCTGTGTCTATAACCGAAACCGAATATGATGCCATAGGACTTTAAAAATGTCTCTTTATTATATAGCATCTATTGCGAAAATGCAACCCCTTATTGAGAATGCTTCGCGTTTGCATTAATGCCGACAGCAAGATTTGAACTCGCGACCTTGGCTTTACAAAAGCCCTGCACTACCACTGTGCTATGTCGGCTGGCGGGATAGATGGGACTCGAACCCACGACCTCTTGCGTGACAGGCAAGCGTTCTAACCAACTGAACTACTACCCCAACTGGCGTGGCTGGGCTCGAACCAGCGACAGGGTGATTAACAGTCACCAGCTCTACCAACTGAGCTACACGCCATTAAATCAATCTTATCCTATCAAGTGAACTTACTCTTAAGTTAAAATTCGTAACAAATGTCTTTCTTACAACATCAGAATTATGAGGTGTAACCCCATGCATCATATGAGCAGGAAAGAAAATTATGTCACCTGATTTAGTATCGACTGTATGGATGTTTCTATATTTTAGTATAGATTTCAATGTTCGGGACAATGAAATGGAATTTCTGTCATAAAAATATAGATTTGAAAATCCTTCCCCATCATTTAAAAAGAATACACATGCCAAATCATTTTGACTATGGTCATGTATATCCTGAAATGATCCTTTCCTATAAAAATTTAACCAAGGATCATACATATCATAATTAAATTTAGATCCAAAGTCCTGCATTAATAATTCAAGACTAGGACGAAGTAAATTAGAAAAGTCAGAACTTTTTAAAGGAACCCTATCAATAATACAAGCATTACCCCATTTAAACCTATCATTATTAATAGATTCCTCTGTGTATGAACTTAAACTATCAATAAGTTCCTTTGCATTAGGTGCTTGATACTTATAATAAAAATAATTTTTAAACAGTTCCTTCACGTTTTAATTTTTTCACGAATAATTTTGTACGTTTCTTTAATTGACGTAGACGAGCAGATGCAGCAGGAGACTTAACATTCCTTCCTTGTTTTCTAGGTGTTTCGTGTTTCTTGAGGTTCATCAGTCTGCTCCAAACTTGCCCGAAATTCTTCAACTTGATCTATAACATCCTTATCTATAGGTGGTCCAGATTGTATTACTGGTGACAATAAAGCAACAGAACCATCTTCACAGGCAATCCTCCATACAGTACGATTCCTTTCAGTCATTTTTAGAAGAAATGCTAGATTGCCACATGCTTCTTCTTCAGTAATATCTTGTATATCAGTCATGTGTTGTAAAACAAAATGTTAATCGGTCAGGTTCAACTATTTTTTGAATAACGTTAATAGTATCTATAAATCCTTCCCTACCTTCATCATCCCATTTCCATTGAACTTCTTTAGTCTCACCTACGTCAGACACGATGGTAATTTTCCTACTAGAAAAATTAACCCAAACTTCTTCCAATAAACTATCAGACATAAGAAAATTCAAATGAGGTGAGCGAAAACAAAACTGAGGGTCAGTGCATTACCTCAACGGTCATGTGACTGCTTCTAAGTCAGTCTAGTCGAGAACTCGTTTGTTTTCGCATTTCAAGTATAGCACAAGTTGATCAGTTTAGCAATATCACTGAACCAGTTATTGAAACGGCACCTGCTGCATTGATTCCTATAGCACCTGCTGCCTTAAGAGAAATGGCAGCACCAGCATTTACAGCAGCAGCACCAGCAATATTAGCAGAATAAATTGTACTATTAATATTATGACCTGTTGCACCAGAAGTCATAGAAACTGGTCCTGCAGGATTAACTACTGTAAACCTAGGAATAGCATCTGTACCAGATCCACCAGGAACCAAGATACTATCAATAGATCCACCAACCAAATTAGTAATACCAGATTTTGCTGATGTTGGTATTGGAGGAACATTAACTAAATTATAGATGTTAGGAGTAACATTTGTAATACTATTATCTGCACTAAAAACTAATTCTCCAGCACTTCTAGTCTGTGATTTGGAAGAATTATCAAACTTACTACTTTCAATATGTGTATTAACAGTAGCAATATTAAATTCTGCACCTTGAAATTCTATCTTTGCACCAGTAGTACTAACATCAACATCCGATCCAAATGATACAGAATGCTTCTGAATAGCAGAATCTTTTGAATTACCATTTTTATCAACAACTTTAGGAGCACCTTGAGCACTTAATGCAAACATACCACCAACTTCAAGGTGGCAATCACCAGTAATTTTTAAATGATAATCACCTTCAACGTTTACAGTTTTAGTACCATCTATAACCTTACATTCATCTCCATGTATTTCTTCAGTCTTTACACCCGCCCAACTTATATGGTCAGCAACTAAATTACCACTGTCCATTTTTGGATCAGATCCTTTAGTATTTGCTTTTACTGCATCCTCATAACGTTTATTTCTCTCTTCATCTGTAACTTTTGTACCTGACTTTTGTTCTTCTTTAGCAATCTGTTCATCAACTAACTTCTTTGCTGCTGTAGCATTATTAATATTAATAGAAGTATGTGTAGTTCCACTTGCTTCCCTTTTAACACCACCTGCTCTACCAGGTGTACCAACCATTAAATCATAAGCACCATTTATATAAGTAGTTGCTTTAGTTACAAACGGATCTGCTTCTCTAAAAATAGCATCAAAAAGACTTCCACTTTCACTAGATCCACCACAAGTACCTCTACTACTACCTCTGATTTTATTAATATGTGCTAATTCTTCCTCTGTACAATGTGTTACACCAAATAAAGGATACCAACCAACAGTATCTTCACCACCTTTTGGCTTTCTATCACAACCTTTACCAATAAATCTAATGAAGAGTGCAATTAATCCTGAAATACTAGTAATTCCATTCTTCATTAAATCAAATCCTTCAGCAAAAATACCAGTTCCTTTCTTCCATGCTTCAATTATTTCTTTTGCCTTACCAATACTATCAACTGTTTTACTAACTGTTGAAATGATATTAGAAATAGAATTAAGAACGTTCTGAACATTACAAATAACACTATCGATAGTAGACTGCACACCTTGCATAACCATCGTTGCCTTATCAATTACCCCTTCAAGATAACCTTCCAAGATACTTGTAATACTTCCAACAGGATCCTGTATGAAACCAAGAATTTGATTATCAACAGCACATAACGAACTTAAAATAGCAGTTACTGCTGCTTGTATTGTACTCCAAATTACAAAAGGTGCTCCTGTTGCACCACCAAGAATATTAATTAACTGTAACTGTTCAGCAAGATTTGCTAATGCTTGACGCATTGCTGAAACAACTTGAGCAAATACAGCACCCAAGAAATTTTGTATCTTTGCTGTTAATTGTTTTGCTGTATGCAACTTACCTGTAGCAATATCAATAAAATCTCCTTTCTCTGCTTTGATTAATGTTCCTGCAGTATCTGCAAGATCTTCAAACAGATAAGATAATTGATATTCTAAAGTTTTCCAAGGTCCAGCTACACCATTAGCAGCAGGTACTGGTTTACTTGGATTTCTTGGTTTCAACGGATTAGCACTACTACCATTTAATGCACTTCCAGCATTAACAGGAGATCCAGGTCCACCTGCATTATCATGTTTTTCTTTAGTATCTTCGTTTACAGTACCAGGTATTTGAACATTATTAGTATCATCTTGTCGTAAATATCCTTCTTTTTGAGTTGATGCTAGAACTGCATTTGGATTTAATGGATGTAATGCAGCACGATTGACTCCTGCACCTGGTTCCATATTTTCGCCAGTGAAAGCAAATTTCTTTTTCTTTCTAGAATCTGACTTCTTACTAACACGCATTACACCGATAACTATCGGCATCTGGGCATTCTCTCCATCCATAAAGAATCCCATGACAATAGCACCA